TTGGCAAACATCAATTAAAACAGCTGCTAGTTTTTCTGCGGCAGATGGCGAGGGTTATTTTATAGATACTTCAAGTAATGAGGTTACAGCAAATTTACCAGCAGGAACAGCTGGATCAATAGTTGCTTTTAGAGATTATGCAAATAATTTTGATGGTAATAAATTAATTATAAGTCCCAATGGCTCACAAAAAATTAATAATAGTACAACTGATTTGTCTGTAGAAACAGAGGGAGAAGCATTAACACTTGTTTATGCTGATGATACTAAAGGTTGGTTAATTGTAAGTGATGGAAACAATGATGCAGGATCTCAAGCGTCATTTATTGTTGCAACAGGTGGTACAATTACAACAGTTTGTACAAATTTTAAAGTTCATACTTTTACAGGACCTGGAACTTTTACAGTTTGTTCTGTAGGTAACGCTGCTGGTTCTAATACAGTCGATTATTTAGTTACCGCTGGTGGCGGTGGAGGTGGCGGTGGCTGCTCTGGTTCTAACTGGGGTGGTGGCGGTGGCGGTGCCGGAGGTTATAGGTTTTCAAACGGAACTGCTTCAGGATCTTACTCAGCAGGGCCTTC